TGACGATAAGTAGAAAGAGAGGTTCTGCTGATGGAGAAGATGACATTTGAAGAAATCCAAAAGCATAACAAAGATGTTAGACAAGCCTTGATTGATTTGTACGAACAACGTTATTCATGCTATCCAGAAGAGTTAGTGGTCGATGAAGTCATGCAGAACATTCTTAACTACTGTAATCGTGAGGATTTTCCTTTAGAATTGCGATTTGTGGCCATTCAGATGGTTTATGTTGTTTGTAATCCTGACCAAGCTGTCCAAGGCAAGAATATCTCCGTTGGAGATACTCGTGTCGAATTGGGGAAGTCAGACCTTGCCAGACGTGCTGAAAGTGTCTTGCTGGACTTTACCAGTCAGCTGCAGCGGTTCAGAAAGTTGAGGTGGTAGGATGAATATCAATGATGTTCTATCTCAGGCAACACCAAGCATTGAATGGACCTATGATAAAAAGATGGATGTGTTTGCTGCAATCGAGGGTACGAAACCAAACGGAGCTGACTTTGTAGAGTTCAAAGAAATCTACAAGAAAGTTCCCTGTCGTGTTTCTGTTCGTAACTTAGTGAATACAGAACAGAACGAAGCGCATCAACTCAAGACAGAACACAAGATTTTTTGTTCGCCTAAATTTGCTATCAAAGCTGGTAGTAAATTAATTGTAGACGGTGTTAAATACCTGACTAGTGAAGACCCGATGGTCTATGTCACACATCAAGAAATTGTGGTAAGACGACATGAGTGGCTATGATGATAGTGATGTTCAAGAGTTCTTGAAACGACTTGAACGGGCTCAGGCAATCATTGATTCTGAGTTTATGCAGGCCGCTAAAGATATCGGCCTAGCCTTTTTGAAAGAGGTTAAGGAACGAACACCAAAGGGCCTAACAGGTAAGTTAAATCAATCGTGGAAGATGGAAGTAAGCAAAAATGGGAATGTGTACGAGGTTATCGCATTTAACCCTATGGAGTATGCTTCTTTCGTCGAAAGCGGACACCGTCAACAAGTAGGTCGTTATGTTCCTGCAATTGGCAAGCGCTTGGTCAACCCTTGGGTAGAAGGGCGCTTCATGATGAGACTGACAGAAGAGCAGATTAAACAGAAAATCCCACAAATCACACAACAAATCGAAGAGAGGCTAAAGGAGGAACTAGGTGGATTATAGTATTAGACCACTCGTCATCAAGCAACTCAAAGATGTGTTTGGGTGCAAGGTGTATGACGAACAAATCCAGCAAGGATTGAAAACACCTTGTTTTATTGTAGATGTGAAGCCTGTGACTCGTAAACGGTTGGCAAACCAAAACGATAAGCAGGTTTTTATTGTCTTGCTGCATTACTACACCGAAAAAACAACCGACTTGTACCAGAAGTTTGAGGAGATTGAAACGGTGTTTAATTCGCCTTCTTTTCGTTATTTGGGGGATAAGTACCCTATCAATGATTTGAAGGTGGAATACAATGCGAATGACTTGATATGCACATTTACAATCACTCGATACGTTCGATGGGTTGAAGAAGAACCAAGAATGCAAATATTAGAAAGGATAGGTGAAACTTCTCATGGAAATGAATGAAGAAGTAGGTTATGTAACCGAACCAGTGGTAACAACCACTGAAGATAAATTTGGTAAAGAGGCACTACTCAAGTATTTTGAAGATGATGCAACTTTGTTAAATATTTTGCTGGAAGATGACCAGTCATACTCACTAGCAGAAGTAAGACGCATTTTAGAAGACTGGAGAAAGGGTGTGGCTAACTAATGGCACAATGGACAGTACAGAATAAACGAGTTCCAAAGGCCTACATCAATTTTGTATCAAGAGATGATGTGATTATTCCTTTGGAAGACAATACGATTGCAGCAGTCATGATTGCTGGATCTTGGGGAGAACCTGGCGCCTTCACACTTGTTGATGGCACAAGCAACTTCCGTCGCCTATTTGGTAAACCGATTGATGAACTCCTTCCGATTCGTGAAGCTTTGAAAGGAACTGGTAAGGTCCTTGTCTACAATGGTGTGAACAACACTGGTGTACAGGCAACGAAAACAGAAAACGATATGGTCGTTACAGCTAAATACAAAGGATTGGCTGGTAATCATATTCATGTTATCTTCAAGAAACAAGTCGAGACTGGTTTTGAGGTAACAACCGTTTTCTTTGGAAAAGAAGTTGATAAACAAATCATCACAGCCTTGCCATTTAAGAATGATTATATCGATGTAACTGGTACTTTAACAACAGGAGATAAAACAATCTTGCTTGAAGGTGGTACCGATGGAGCTACAACTAATTCAGAAGTCGAAGACTTCCTAAATAAACTCGATACTCAAGACTTCCGAGTCTTGGCTCTGGGTACAGATGAAAGTGCAACGAAAGCACTTGTTACAGCTCATATCAAGAAATGGCGAAACGCCGGTCGTTCAGTTATTGCAGTATTGAATGACTACACGGACGCTGACGACGAAGGTGTTGTATCTGTTGGTAACGGGGTTACATTAAGCGATGGTACCAAACTAAGCGCTAAGGATTGTGTATATTTCGTAGCTGGTAAGTATGCAGGGGCTGGCTTGCAATCCAATACATTCAAATCTTATCCAGGCGCTATCGACTGTGAGCGTAAGAACGAAGCAGAGGCTGAAAAGCTCATCAATAGAGGTCAGCTTATCTTTGCCTATCGGAATGAAAAAGTTATTATCCTGTCAGATGTGAACTCATTTACTAGCTATACGGCAGAACATAGTCGTATTTTTGGTAAAAACAAACTTGTCCGCACCATGGATAATATCAATACCAATGTCAAGTATATCTTTGAGAACTATTTCATCGGTAAAGTACCAAACAACGTGAATGGTCGTGAGTTGTTTAAACAACGAATTATCACAATGGTCCTTGACCCACTTGCTCAAAAGCAGGCTTTGGAGTATAAAGCCAAAGATATTGAGATTTCACAAGGTATCACCAAAGAATCAGTTGTGGTTAACTTGCCAGTTGTCTTGACTGACGCTATGGAAATCTTGTATATGACGGTTATCTGTGATTAAGAAAGGAGAAACTAGCTAATGGCTATTATGAGTCAATTAGATGCTTTGTCTGCTAAAGAAGGAACAGTCTTCTTTACAATCAATGACAAGCAGTATGAACTAGCAGAGCTTATCTCTCTAGAAGCAAAAATTGAATACACAAAAGCTGACGTGACCCCTCTCAACTCTCGTATGAAGGGTGGTAAGATTGTGGGTGCAGAAGGGACAGGTTCATTGAAGATGTACTACCACCGCCCAGAATTAAAGGCGATGGCTTTAAATTATGTCAAGCAAGGTATTTTGCCTCGTATTGATATCAAGTGTACCAATGAAGACCGTTCATCTCGTGCAGGTCGCTATACCATCGTTTTGAAAGGTGTTCTATTCAAAGAATCGCTTATCTTTAAACTAGATGGATCAGCAGATGAAGTCATTGACGAAGAAACAGACTTCACATTCCAAGATTTTGATATCTTATCAGAATTCCAAGAAATTACATATTAACACAAGGAGGAAATAACAGTGAGTGGATTACAAGCATTTTTGAAACAAAATAAAAAAGGGGAGCAGACTAAGGATGTCTTGCTTCCTTCTTTTGAGGAACCAGTTAAAATTCGAGTCTTGAGCGCTCGTGAAGCGGACTTAATCAATGACCGTTGCTTTGTCAATAAGCCTGGACGTAACGGACGCCAAGAGCGTGTTTTTGACGGTGTTAAATATAACCGTGAAATCTGTATTGCGTCTATCGTGGTTCCAGACCTTAACGATAAAGAATTGCAAGATTCTTATGGAGCAATGGGAGCTTCTGAGTTATTCGGTACCATGTTCAATTGGGGAGAAAGCGCCTTGATTTTGGAAGCTGTGACCGAACTCAGCGGTATCAATCAAACATTCCAAGACAAGGTTGACGAGGCAAAAAACTAATAAAAGAGGACGCGGAGGCAAAACTTGCCTACTTCGCCCTCGTAAACTATTACATTCGCCCTAGTGAATTTGTGAATATGGATGTAGAAGAAAAAGCCTTTTTCGCTGCAGTCATGCATGAAGAGGCGAAACAACGTAAAAGAATGAAGAAGTGAGGTGATTCTATTGGCAAATATACAAACAACCATGTCTTTGACCGATAGAGTCACAGGCACTTTAAGTAAAATCTATGTGACTATGGAGCGTGTCAAAAACGCAGGTTCTGGCATAGATAAAGCCATGAAGGCTCAAGAATCCGCTATGAAAAAAGCTGGGGATTCTGGCCAATATTTTGTCAATAAAGCTGGGCGACTCATTGATATTAACGGTAGATTTGTAAACAGTGCAACTCTAGCAGCTGCAGGGCTCAAAAAAGAAGAACTGGCTCTAAGAGATTTAGGGAATGCCTCTAATAATGCTTTTAACAAATTAAGTAAGTTAGTATCTTTGAAAGGTTTGTTGAAGACCGCTTTAGCTGGTATTGCAGTTGGTGCAATTACCAAACAAGCTATAGGCATGTCAGATGAATATGCCAACATGCACGCCCGTTTAGATATGATTCGTGACGGTACGCAGACGACAGAGGAACTACAAAAGTCTATTTATACATCCGCACAACGTACAGGCTCGGCCTATACAACCATGGCAAACGGTGTCGCTAAGATGAGGATGCAGGCTGGCGATGTTTTCCAAAACAACGGCGAAACAATTGCCTTTTTGGAAACTATGAACAAATCCTTTGTTGTTGGTGGTGCAAGCATTGAAGAACAAAAAAGCGCCATGCTTCAGCTCACTCAGGCTATGGCTAGTGGTAAGTTGCAGGGTGATGAACTACGTTCTCTAGCTGAGACTTCACCAGCCTTAATCCAAGCTATTGCAAACAAGCTAGGCGTTAGCCGTGGCGAGGTTAAGAAACTTGGTGCAGACGGGAAGATTACGGCCGACATTGTCAAAACTGCCATGCTGGAAGCGAGCGATACGATTGACAAGCAGTTTCGCAACATGCCCCTAACTTGGGGCAGAGCATGGCAGAACTTCCTGAACTTTGTGACCAAGGCGCTTGAGCCAATATCGATTAAGATAAATCAGATAGTGAACTCATCCGCCTTCCAACAGTTTGCCCCGATTGTAGCTACGGTGCTTCAATATGTCGTCCAAGCGGTTATTTTTGCTATGGATATGATTGGGGCCGTTTGGAGTATGTTGGCGCCGATTGCTCAATTTGTCATCGATAACTGGTCTGTGATTCAACCGATTATTATCGCTGTGGCATTCGCTATAGGGACTTATGTAGTTGCGATGAACGCAGCAGAAATCGCCACTAAACTATTTAGTATCGCTACCAACGTTGCTAAAACAGCAATGGCTGGTTTTAATGCAGTTATGGCAATGAACCCAATCATGTTGATTGTGATGGCAGTCATTATCCTTATCGGCCTCTTCTATGCCTTGGTCGCATGGTTTAACAATCTTACTGGTGCAGCCGTATCAGCTACAGGAATCATCATAGGGGCTATATTTTACTTAGGAATGACCATTTGGAATATACTTCTTAGTATTGTCAATGTAGCTATCTGGGTGATTAACATGATGCTACAAGGTGTCTTTTGGTATGTGAATACCGCAATAGCATTCTGGATGTTTCTTTATCAGGCTATCTTAACTATTTTGATAGGTATTTTAGACTTTATCGACTGGTTTGTTACTGGTGCTGTTAACTTATGGAATGAGATGTCTTTCCAAGTTCAAAGCGCTTGGTATGATATTGCCCAAGGTGGCCGTGATATGGCTGTTGCTATTGCAGGATTTGTTGATAGCATGGTCAATAGTGTTATTAGTTCTGTTGAAGGGATGATTAACTCTGTTCTTAGCGGATTTAATAGCATGATTGGCTTCTTGAATGGTCTTGGGTTGAATATCAGTGCAGTTGGTTCGGTTTCGCTTGGTAGAACTAATTTTGCAGGAGATGTAGCTGGTGCGATTGATAGTATGCAAAAACCAGTTAAGAAGACCTTTGAAGGTCTGCACTTGGCAGATGGTCTCAAACAACACAAAGCTAGTTTAGAAACTCCGCACCTTGACACTCCACAACTTGGTTATCTTGAACTTGGAGACCGAATGGGAGCCTTTAATAAAGGGTATGAAATCGGTCAAGGTATCGATAAGGCTGTAGGTGGTTTCTTCAAAGGAGCTGGCGATGCCAACGGTGCAGGAAACAATTTCTTGGGCGACCAAGGCACTACACCTTACGAACTCAGCCCAGCAAGTTCAGCACCTGGACAAGGAGACGGAGGACAAGGCGGCGGTGGCCACAATCCAACTGGTGGTAAATTAGATAAAGTCGGAAAGATTGAAGATGAAATCAAACTGGACGATGAATACATCAAGTTAATTAAGGATGTCGCGACCATGAAGTGGCAACAGAACTTCATTACCTTGAAACCAGAGATTGTGACCAACATCGACTCTATTAATAATGCTGGTCAGTATGCCAACGTGTTGGATGATTTGAATGCAACGATTGTGGACGCTTTGAATAATGGCGCTGATGGCCTCATGGCTTACTAGGAAGGAGGTAGCAGATGTTTATATTTATTGAAGGCATTAAATTGCCAGTGAATCCAGAAGAAATCAAACTGGAGGACAAACAAGGAATTGAGACAGTCGCTATCATCGATACTGGTAATGTTCCGCTTGTCGGAAATCCAGAGCTTCAATCGATTGAGTTTGAATCCTTTATTCCTAGCGGAAGATACGATGGGAACTACCAACGAAATAGCCGTGTTTCTCCAGAATCCTTTGTATCATCTATTCGTAAATTTAAGACAGAAGGCACTCCTATTCAATTAATGATTGGGGGTGCTTTTGGTTCTGCTATTAACGGGAAATTTCTAGTGGAACAGTTCGATGTCTCTACCAAGACGGGATATGAAAATGACCTGATTTATAAGATTAAGTTCTTACAATATCGATCTCATAAACCACGTAAGGTCACCATCAAAGACAAGCAAGCGCTTGAGGCTACTAAAAAGAAACCGCAGGCGAAAGCTACTGAAGAACGTAGCCCTACGACTGAGAAACCTGCTCAAAAAAGCCATACGGTTGTTAGTGGGGATACTCTTTGGGGAATTGCTCAGACTTTTTATGGAGACGGCAGCCGATATACTGAAATTTACGAAGCCAACAAAGACAAAATCCAAGACCCTCATTGGATTTATCCTGGACAGGAGTTTGTGATACCATGATGCAATTATTCTATCAGAACAATAAAACTGGAGATACATGGGATTTAGCAACTGTGTCTGATAAGGTCGAATTCAAGACAACTAGAAAAGGGTCAGCTTGGAGCGTGGAGATTACCTTGTACAACTCTACAAAAGTAGCCTTTGAATACGGTTCTCCGCTTGCTTTCAAGCTAGATGATAAAGAGGTGTTCTTTGGTTATTTGACCAAAGTCAAGTACGAAAAAGACACCAAAACAACCTTGACCTTCCACGACCAGATAAAGTACTTACTACGCAATATCAACTTTGTTGCCAGGGATAAAAACGTTAATCAAATCGTCTCGGCAATCGCAGGAGATTTTGATTTGAAGATTGGGGAACTAAAAGCCCCAGCCGTGACCTTATCCCCTCAACTAAAGGAAGATAAGAAGGCTCTGGATATTATCCAGGAGGCTATGGACGAGACCTTGGTGCAAAGTGGAGAATTGCTGGTTTTGTATGACAAGTTCGGAGAGTTGACACTAACAACTCCAAAGAACTTACCAATCCAGTACATTATCGGTAATGAATCCTTTATGTCTAGTTTTGAGTTTGAAGGTTCGATTGAGGATAGTGCTAATATTGTCCGCTTGATTCAAGAGAATAAAGAAACCAAAAAGAGAGAGGTCTACATCTATCAGGACAGCTACAATATCGGAGCTTGGGGAAAACTCCAGTACATGAAAAAAGTGGATGAGAAAGCAACTGAGGGGCAAATCAAGCAATGGGGTGAAATGCTCTTGAAGATGAAAAACCGTCCCAAAGAAACTTTCAGTCTGAAAGCCGATATTGGAAGTATTGACTTTTTAGCAGGTCATGCAGTCTATGTGGATGTTAAGGATATTGAGAAGAAGGGGTGGTATGTCATTGAAGAGGCAACTCATTCTTTCAGTGCAGAGAAGCATACGATGGAGATTAAATTATTTATGGCAGGAAGTGAGTAGATGGAAGTAATAGAAAATCTAAAGAAATTGATTAGTAATTTCATTGAAAATCGCCAGTTCGCAAAGATAACGACTGGTGTAGTTTTATCGGTTTCTCCACTCAAAATCCAATTGACCAATGAGTTGATTTTAGATGATTCTATGCTTGCTGTCACATGGACGGATGAAACCTTGGATCCTGAGTATGTTGGTCAAACTCTTCATCTCATCAGACAAGATGGTGGAGGGTTTTATTATGTCTTGTACAAGAAGATATTCCACTACAAGCGCAAAGTGAAAGGGGGTTCTGATGAATGAGTACTCCTAAAACAAACTTTTTAAACATCGCTAAAAATGTTGTCGAAGCTAAGAAACAACCTAGCTTAACACTAGATGAAACCAATATCTTGCTAGAAACAGATGGCATTCATGCTCTGAAGCAATCAATCAGACGCATGCTGACGACTGAACGGTTCATCTATACGATTTATGACCATCGCTATGGTGTCGAATTAGACGCTTTATTTGGCGGGGATATGGATTATGCCCAGATGGATATTTCACGGCGCATAAAAGAGGCCTTGTATGAAGATGACAGGATTCATGAGGCTCATTCTTTTTCTACTAAGGTAAAGAAAGATGAGTTTTATGTGCAGTTCATGGTTGATAGTGATTTTGGAACATTTGAAATGGATTTGGAGGTGAAACGATGATAAAGGTAAAAACATATCCAGAAATTTTAGAGGATATGCTGGCCTTGTTCGATGATAAGTATGACAAAAGACAAGGGTCTGTCTTGTACAATCTAGTTGCGCCTGCAGCTCGAGAAGTTGCCATTCAGTATACGGTCTTAAAATCGTATGAGGAAGTCAACTTTTTAGATACGAGTACAGGAATTTTCTTAACTCGTTTGTGTAGGCAGTTCGGAGTTGAACGCTTGCCAGCCACGGCATCAGTTCGACTGGTTCAATTCAAACAGGAAATCCCAATCGGAACCCGTTTCAGTGTGGTTAATAGTGAGTATAATTTCCGTGTCTTAGAACGTCGCTCTGGATTTGAGTATAGTGTAGTAGCTGAACAAGTTGGTAGTGCTCCTAATTATGTAAGAGGTCAACTCATCAACATTGATGTATTGAGCGACTTTAAAGGCGCAGAAATCGGCTCTGTTATTGTCGTAGGTGAAGATGAAGAGACGGATAAACAACTCCGCAAGCGTACCATTGAGTATCTAAAAACACCGACTTTAAATGGAAACATTGCCCAGTACAAGAAATGGGCAAGTGAGTTCGTTGGTGTTGGTTCAGCACTTATTGAACCGCTTTGGAAAGGTCCTAATACGGTTCGTGTATCTATTACGGATGCCGACGGCAATGAAGCTAGTTCGGAACTTGTAAATAAGTTCAAGAATTACTTGGATCCTGAACCAAGTGGCCATGGGCTAGGTGTGGCTCCAATCGGAGCTTATGTGACCGTGCAGTCTGTAAGTGGCTACAACGTTCGTATTACTGCAACTATCAAGATTGATGAAGATGTAGATGTTGAAACAATCAAGAACGAGGCGAAAGTTCAACTTATCAAATACTTACGTGAAGAAGCATTTGAAGAGAAAGAGGTTCGAAACTATAAAGTGGCCACAATCATTGACAGAATTAATGGGGTTCGAGATGTAGACCGTATTTTGTTGAATGATAGGGAACAAAGTATTGAGCTTTCTACGAACATGCTTCCTAAACTAGCGGAGGTAACCATCAATGTCACAAGTTAGATATCGTATGTTATCGGCTTTGCCAGAGGTCTTAGATCCAACAATTAATGATTTGTTTGAAACTGAGATTCCAGAGTTGGAATTGATTACAGACTCAATCTTTGATACCAGACGATTGATGTTGTTGCCAGAAGCAACGGAAGACTGGATTACACGTTGGGAAAAGGCTCTTCAGGTAAAACCGAAAACAACCGACTTGGAAGAACGAAGGCGGTATCTAATCACTTTAATTTCTTCCAAGATTAAAATCAACTCAGTGAGTTTACAAAAAATTACAAAGAGCTTTACGAATGTCAATAACTTAGTAACGGTCAAGGGTTCAGCGGTACATATCCGATTTTTAGGAGAACTACCAACTGGATATTTGAACCGTTTTTTAAAGTATGTGCGTGAATTGATTCCTGCCCACTTAGGAATCCAATTCTCAGTTGAAGCGCCGATGATGAACGCGATTTATGTTGGTGCTCACACATTCAGAGACATTCGTTCGGTTCGATTTGAATAGGAGGAAATAAATGGGATATTTTATCCAACCTATTGTGACCGATAAAGCAATTAGCGAAACGGCCCTAGCAATTCAAAATAGAGAACCACTGGTCTTTACTCGCATAGCTTTGGGTAGCGGACGGCATCGGACGGACATTGGCAAGAAAAACAATATCGTACAAGTTGTTCATTCTTTGCAAGTGACACAGTCTTTATCGACTGATGTGGCTGATACGATTCGTCTTACAGCACGGTTTGATAATTCACAGATTGACCGTGAAATAATTGTAAATGAAATCGGTGTGTTTGCAAAACGTGGAAATCATGAAGAGTTCATGTATATGTATACTTGGGCAGAGCAGGGAGATGTGATTCCTCCCAAAACATCTGCTTATGTATATCGAGATTATGACTTCAACACGACTATTAGCAAGAATAGCCAGATTACCATTCAATACAGTGCGACTAACTTGGTTTATGCGACTGTCCCTGAATTGAAGGAGACAGAAAGAAAGCTACAAACTAATATCGATAATCATATTGGAGACACTGCTCGTCACGTTTCTGACCAAGAACGGACACGCTGGAATGGGAAAGCCGACGCAACCCACCGTCACAAAGTTGTAGATATCGACGGTCTTGAAGCGATTATCGGCAACCAAACAACAAATAAAGCGAATCAAGCAGACCTTAATGCTCACATTCAAAACCAAAACAATCCACACAGTGTCACTAAGCAACAAGTGGGGCTAGGGAATGTCACGAATGTTGAGCAAGCAAGTAAGCAAGATTTTAACAATCACGCAATTAATCATAACAACCCTCACGGTGTTACCAAGACTCAGGTTGGATTGGGAAACGTGATAAATGTGGAACAGGCTAGTAAGCAGGAGTTTAATGCTCACGCTACTAATCGAAATAATCCGCATAGTGTGACGAAATCCCAAGTTGGGCTAGGTAACGTAGATAACATCAGACAAGCAAGTTATGAGTCTGTAGAAGATTTAAAGCGTGAGTTTCAGGAGCACGAAGATAGACTAAATGCTATTGAGTACATGTTCTTGCAGAATGATTTCACTGCTCCGATTCGTACGGAAGACGGTACAGAACATACCTTACTTGCTGATGAAAACGGTCATGTGATTGTTGCTGATTGGAAATATATTATGGAGGTATAACATGGCAGTAATTACTACACAGACACGAAAAGTAACTGATTTGCCACAAACATATCAGGTCAATAACTCGGACAACATCATGATTCATGATGGTCGAGGGTTGAAGAAAGTATCTGTGCAGACTTTTAAAAACGGAGTGAGTCCAACTCCCACAACAGCAACAGCTGGTTCAAACGGAGTTGTCAGACCTGATAACTCAACGATTACAGTCGATAGTTCGGGTGTTCTACGAGTAAACAGGTCAGCGCTTGGGATTCCAAGTACACCGTCCGAAGTAGTTGCACACAAGCTGATTAACCAAAATGGAAATCAACAAATGAAGTATTGGTATGGGTCAAAGGCACAGTATAATGCAATTAGCACTAAAGATCCCAACACAATCTATGATGTGTATGAGTAGGTGATACTATGGCTACAAGAGAAGGAATCTATGTCGGAGGGCATGAGATTGTCGAGCGATATGTTGGTTCAAGATTGGTGTGGGAGAAGTGGGTGTTTGTAAAACAAATAGACATCTCAGAAGAAGTTTCAATCAGTGGTGGCAGCGGATTAACAGTTTCTTTGGAAACAGAACGGAATGGACAGAGAAATACAGGTCGTTGGGGCAATGGCAAGTTAATCATTGCAGGTCGAACAATATTAGTCAAGTCAGCAACAGCAGAAATCTATACTAATAGCTGGAATAACAGGTCTTACTACAAAATTACTCTAGAGTTTTACAATTCAACAGATAAAGATCAATTTTTGTCTAGCCGTAACTATCGTGGTCTTCAATTTTATTCTAAAGAGAAAAAGAGGTAATTTAACATGGAATTTGTATTAGTAAATAAATTTTATAGAGTTGGCAAGACGGAAGTCTCTATTCAATGTGACAAGCCGTTAACTTTTTTCACTCGTGAGCTAGAGGGTGATCGCTTAGGTGATACGGATGAAACACTCATTGAAGCAGTCAAAGAGATTCTACGAACTGAGTTAGACCCAACAAGCGCTATTGTACAAGCGCAAGCTAAGTTACAAGAAACTCAAGCTAAATTGGAGCAAACAGAACAGAAATTAGCTCAGAATGAAACTAGACAGACTGCTACTGATGAAGCGGTTAAGCATAACCAAGCCGAAACAGACCGTTATGGAAAGATTATCCATGCGGTCGTTTTAAATTCTGTAGCAGGCAAGACAATCGCTTATGGAACTATCTACAAGGAATTGGTAGAGTTGATTCCATTGGCTGAGGTTGGGAAACGTTATTTGGCACATGACTTGATTACCATTGAAGACCCAGCGCACGTTGAGGTAGATGGAGAAGGTAAGCGTATCTTAGTTCAATTGAATAAGGAATTTACTTACAATGGCGAACCAGTCAGCGACTTTGCCCGAAATGGTCGTCTTGAAATGGGCGGAACAGGCGCAGCATGGAAGTACGAGCCTAAAGAACAAAATGCCCCTACAACTGTTGCACCAGTAGCTGCAGTTTCTACAACAGCTACCGTAACTCCTACAGCAACAGAACCTTCTGCTACAACAGTTGCACCTAACCAATAACAGGGGGTAACTATGGACGTCTTACAACAGATAGAACATTTCTTCATGAACGTGCTACCAGTTGCCACGCCGATCGTCGTGGCTTGGTTGGGCTATAAAATGCCGAAGAAGACCAAGGAACAGACAGACCAAATCATTTCAGAGTTGAGTGAAGTCAAGAAACAAATCAAAGATGTCCAGATTACTGCTGACGAGAATAACGCCAAAATTGACGAAGTACAGACAAAGCTAAAATTGCACGACGATGCACACCTTGTAACTATGAGGATGCGCCTTGATCGTGATATTCGCAGGGCAATCCGTCGTGGTTTTACTACCAAAGATGAGTTCTATGTAGTGGAGAATATGCACAATAGCTACAAAGCTTTAGGTGGTAATGGTTACATTGACCACCTGTACAACAATTTTGAGGCGTTGCAGATTAGAGATGACATCTTAGTTGAAGATGAGAAAGGGGCGTAGAATGGGTTGTAACAACCGCAGAGTTAATACAACCAATTTGGCTCGAATTGATGGTGGCGACCTTATTAAACAAGGGGATTTGTCTTCTACTTTTGGATTTGAATTGTTAGATGAAAATTACCGTGTCATGACCTCGTTTGAGGGTCAAGATGCGGTTGTCACTCTGACAAAGGGACAACGCAGGTGGAAGACAACTGCTCCCGTCACTAGCCATTCTGTCAATTTTAATTTAGACAGTATTCTGCCAAGCGGAAAATACCGAGTGGAAATCTCGGTTGGAGGGTATATCTTCCCAAGCGATAGAGATACTTATATTGAAATTGAAGAATCAGATAAAGAATTGGTTACTGAAGATGTCTACACTTTGAAGGAATTAGATATCGCAAAGGAAGTAAAAAAACAGCTTGCAGGTCTTTCTGCAAGCGAAGGTGGAGCATGTCAGGAAATTCCAGACCTGCTTTTTTATTACAATTTAGGAAAGGTGTGAAAATATGGACACAACAAAATTAACGGAATTCGCTCAAGCATTGGGAGTGGATAACAAGATAATGATGCACTTAATCGGTACAAAGATTGACAACGATACGTTAATGCAGGCTATCGAGCAAGCTAAAACCGCAGTTAAGTCTGAGATTTTAGGCGAAGGAGTTCCTGAAAATCTTGACACGCTTAAAGAGATTGCTGAAAAGATTGCTGCAATGAGTGGTGATACTGAAGGCGCAGTGGTTCAAAAACTGGCTGACCTCGGCCG